GCCCTCTCATAACGTTCTGTTGCTCTCATAATTGCGTTGCTTTTAAAATTATGGTGCAAAGGTAAGAACTTTTACGATAAAGGGCAAGGTATAAACGCAGAGCCGCTTACATCGAAAATGAGGAGTTTATCATGGCTGTTGTAGATTCAGAGAATAGACTTCTCTTTGGTATCTACAGAGCAACTGGAAAGCCATATTTTCCTCTCAATGAAATGTATCACGTTGAGCAGAATGAAGAGTTCTTCGCTGTTTGGCTTGATGCTGCTAACCATGTACTCTTTGGTATCAGAAGAGACGGAGAAATCATTGGTGAAATCCATGCTGTCAATGCCTTGAAGCAAGTTATCTCTCAGCTTCAATATGACTTTGCATCATTGCAGGAGAAGGTAGGCACAATAGATTCCAACCTCAAAGAACTCCTTGATGTCTTCTCTTTGCAGGAAAATACTGAGTATCTTGCAGTTGAGCAAGATGCAGAAGGAAAGGTTCTTTCTGCAACAAATCCCGATGGTAGTCACTATATTCATAAGGTAAAGTCCGAGACTATCCTGACACAAATAGAAGAAAAAACAGACATAGAGAATAGGCTAGAGATGACATTGGACGAAGAAGAACATATTCTTAGCTACAGAGACAAGAATGGCGTAAAACATGAAACTGCTCTAGGTGTAGAACATCTAGATGTAGAACATTTTAGTATGAAAGGCGAATCTATTGATTTTTCCAATTATGCAACACAAGACGATGTTAATGGCATTGAACTTAAAAACATCGATGGGGTTTACGACAACTCAAAGCCTAATTTGTATCTTACATCACAAAAGACATACACAACGGCTGATGGAAAGCAATCTTTCACTCCTCCAAATGCAGGTGCAGAAATGAGTAACAAAATACCTTGTAAGCCAGGAGAATGGTTCACTAGGACTGGCACAGCTACAGGTATGGTTGTTGTTTCAGACAAAAATGACAATAACGCAAAAAGATTGATGCCAAACGGAAGTCTGCCTAAGGCAAGTGTTCAAGTTCCAGAATATTGGGATTGGGCTGCATACATACGTTTTGCCGTGGCTACTTACGAAAATAATGTTACCATAAACCGAGGTAAGTATGCTGTAAGTGAATCTAGTGATTCTGTTTCTATTCCAAAACTTAAATTGAATGTTGCCAATTTCACGAAGGAAACCAAATATCTAAAATCTCCAAATGGTACTTTCTTTGAGCTTTCTGTAAGTGATAAAGGGGTATTGTCTGTAAAGGAGATAGACAAAGACCTTGTGGCACCTTTCGATGTACCATCAGATTTAAAGTTCACTATATCCAACCCTTCTGGAGGTGCTGCTGTTTTTTGCGGAAATGCCAATCGGGTATTGCTGCATAACGAGAAATATCTGTATGAGGTCAAGGAAACTGGATTGACAAAGTTTCTTTCCATCGCTGACAGCTCTGCTTATTTCTACAATGTCGAGCATCAGGTAAACAGCAGTGGTAAGTCAAGAATTGTTGCATTGCTAAAGGTTGACCCATTCAAAGGCCTTTGCGTGTTTGATGAGAACTTCATCCTAATCGACCAATTAGCAAGTCCAAATTATGATACTCATGACTTCATCTACATAGATGATTTCCATTACATCGTGTATTATCATAGCAACGTACTAACAATAGATGGACACATGACTTATTCTGATACTTTGGTAGAGTGGAAGAATGGCAAGAAGATTGGTTCATACACCCTCAATGACCAAGATGTTTTAAGAGATATTCTGTTTGATGCAGATGTGCATTCTACTGCACCTATAGCAGAAACCCATACAAATACTATTGGTTTTGATAGGACTGAAGACAGAATAATTGTAAATCCAAGAAACTGTTGCTCTTGGATAATTCTCAAAAGAACTGTTAGCAGTGAAGACAAGGTTACATTTGGTCCAGTACTGGAACAAGTTGGTGGCTTGCCATCGTTTAGTAATTATGGTGCTGTTGCAAGGAGAATCAAGACAGACTCATTGGCTCAGTGGTTCTTGTGTCATGATGTGAAGTATTGGGGAATGAAAGAGATTAGTGGTGTGAGTTATCCTACATATACACTGTTCGATAACAACTTCTTAATGAAAGAGAACCCTCGAAACAATCCTACTTCAAATCCTACTGGCGCAACAGATAATGCAGCTACTTGCTCAAGAATCGTGCAACTAAGCATTGATTGGAGTAAAAGGAAGATTGTAGAGTACAAGGTGTATGTCGTTCCATCTTATTATTCAAATGTTATGAGTAGTGCATGGATGATGGATGAAGGTATGTTCTGCATAGATTATGCTATTATGGGAACAATCATATTTGCAGACTTCACAACGGAAGCAACAACAGTGTCAGAAGACAACCATCTGTACACGAATGCTAAAATTACATGGAAATTAAAGCAGCAGAAACTTTTGTATAGGGCAAATATTTATTAATTAAAATAATATACAATTATGGGGAAATGTTTAATAACAAAGCTTAATGAGAGTGTCAATAATGACAATCTTTTGAAAATTGGTGAGTTTTCTATTTCGTTAAATGAAATTGAATCACCTTCTGAATCTTCTCAGAAGATTCAAGTTGCATTCACTGGAAATAGTGAAGTTAGAAATGTAAATGGAAATTTTACAGATAGCACATTAAGTAATAACACAGGTAAAAACATATCTATCACAAATGGAGATTTGCATGATATATATGTTAAAAATGTAAGTTCCTTAATTTGCTTTGGGAATAAGTATGGTTTAAGACAGCTATTTATTCCAGACAACACTGGAGTTACGATAGACATTTCTGAGTTAAAATTTTGTCCTATTCTTACTATTTTATCGCTTGGTACAGCGACACTACAGAATAGTGTAGACATAGCAAGTATAACGAATCTTAGTATTCTTAAATATTCTGGTAGTAGTGTAATTGACACAAAACATATAAAGAACCTTCCCCTTGTCGAATTTAATGCCTTTAGAGGAAGTGCCGTAACTGGTGATGTTGCAAATATTCCTAGAACTATAAAGTGGTTAACACTAGATTACACAAAAGTATATGGAGAATTTATACCTTCTAACTATCCTTCTCTCATATCTACTGCTGGAGTCTTTAGAGGAAATTCTGTATATGGGGATATTTCAAAAATTGGAAATGAGAATTTCATAACAATGGTTGATAATAATTCTAAGTTTTCCTGGAAGACAGAGAGAAATAGCTCATACAAGATATTAGCCATTGAAGGCATCCCAAACTTTGGAGAAGATTTAGATGCTATGTTGATAAATCAAGCAAAATGTGTTGTTGGATTTACTAGTAGTGATAATTCTTTTAAAAAAGCTATTACGGCTCGTGGAACTAAAACATCAGCATCAGATGCCGCAGTTGCAACATTGCAGCAGAAAGGCTACACGGTATTAGTTATTCCTGCATAGGGTATCATAAGTTTAACATCAAAAAGAAAGGAAACAAGATATGAATAAGTTAACAAAGAAGTATAAGGTAGTACATGAGGGAACCAAGATGGTGTTACCTCTGACAGAGGAAGGTGACAATGCTGAGGTATTCCCATCGGTGAATGCCACCGCAGTAGAGTTTGACTCATACTCAGAAGCCAAGGCTTACGTAGATGGTCATAACTTGGTGTATGAGGAACCAAAGTATAGGGAGTAAGCCATAAAGATAAAAAAAGAAGGGTGAGTCAATAAAGATTCACCCTCTATTTCTTATAATGTTTTTATAATGGTTTAATAATATTCTAAAAATACTATTAGAATGTAAAACATTCGGTAATTCTTTATATATTTATACAAATATAACAATATAAACTTGCTTTATTTATAATTTTGTCGTACCTTTGCAGCAGAAGAAAGAAAATAACGATTATACACATTTATCAACTTCAACTATAAATTATGGCAACTATACAAGATACATACGTTTGCAATAGTGTAGTGTTGGCAAGATATATAGCCTCCTATGCTAATGCCTACAACATCGGCATTAATATGACGAAGTTGCAGAAGTTGTTGTATATATCTTATGGTGTGTATTTGGCAGTAAAAGGAGAGCGTTTAACTAATGAGCATCCACAAGCGTGGCCTTATGGTCCAGTTTTTCCAACAACAAGAAACAAGTTGTTAAAGTTGAATTTAGAGGAAATTGTAAACTTTGAGGATGATTCCATTACTGACGAAGTAAAAGCTTGTATAAATTTAGTGTTTCGCTCATACGGAGCTTATAATGCTTCTTATCTTTCTGCTTGGTCTCATCAAATAGACTCACCATGGGATAAAACGACACATCTACCAGGCTTCAAATGGGGAAATCAAATTCCAGATGAATATATACAACCATATTTTCAAAATCTTTTGATCAAGAAACATGAATAAAACAGGTTTTGATATATACTCAGGAATTAAGGTTGAGAATACCAACGAAAAATCCCCAAAGTTTGATGATATAGATTCAAAATCTTTGGAAGACCAGGAGAAAATAAGGTATTCACAAGATACTAAATTCAGAAGACATCTAACCTTATGGGTAATGATAATTATTCCATTATGGTTATATATGGTCTTCCAATTATTGTGTAAGTGTGCAAATGGTCAATGGCATTTAAGTAATACTGTTTTGTCTACATTGTTAGCCACAACAACTGCTAACATTCTAGGTCTGGCAAACATTGTGTTAAAAGGAATGTTCTTAAAGGAAAACAAAAAGATTAAAGCAGACAATTAAGGGGAGCGGTGCCTAGCATTGCTCCTATTTTATAACATGGAGTGTTGTTTAGCACTCTCTTTTCTTGTATTCACTCTTCAATTTTTTCTGTTTCTATTTTAACTTAGGCAAACTATCATCATCTACTGTACCAGGCAGTTTAATCACCAAGCATTTATTTTCTGGCTTCTCAAAGCATAAACCAACAAAGGCAAGAAACAGAAAATCAACAAGAAGCGCTGATACACCAAAAAAGATATAATCATAAAATGGTCTTGATGCTCCAAAAGCAACTACCATTGCAACAAGTCCCGCATCAATAATGATGCACCCAAGTATGCCTATAATATAAGCTATAATTTTCTTCTTCATAAGTTTGAATGTTTAATTGGTGCAAAGATACAATAATTATTCAAGACTTGCTCCTTTTTTGGTGTTAAAAAATGTAGCCTGCGCCAATCCACCAAGCAGATAGCAAGCCTCCTCTCCATACATATTTATCAAAAACTGTTCAGAAATATGCTGAACCACATGCAGCATTTCGTGACTGAGGCTATTCATGTATTCAGCCTTTGAAGTAGCCCATCCTATAACAGCCACCGTTTTTCTTATATCAACATTAGAATAGGTTATCCCTTTATTGGCTTCACCTTCGAGCACGAGATTACAGGCATCTTTGAGAGGAATGCCGCTGCATCCCAAATCCCGAAGATAAAATACATTTAAACACCCTTCAAATGTCGTTTAAATGCTTTTTTAATTCACATTTCGTTTTTGGAGTCAAAAATCACATTTCGTTTTTGCAAGATAGCTCTTTTCGTTTTGCCGTGATTAGATTGTCCCCGTGCTCAGATTTTAGTTATGTTTCGTGATATAAAATCTGAAATTTTCAGTACTCAGACCATCGGTAGAATTCTCCGTGTTCCAATCATGCACGAAGAAGTGTCTAAGGTTTTCCGT